TTACATCACCGGGCAGTCGTCAAACTCACCAGAGCGAGCATCGTTGATGCTGTAGGTGATCACCCCAAACACCGGCCGCGATGTATCGGACACTTCATCCTTCATCGGTAGCGGCTCCCTCCTTCCATTTTCAGGGTTTTCCAGGCAAGGCTGAGGATGCGTTCTGTAGCGCATGATCCTGAACTCACCCTCAACAGCACAGACAAGCAAAGAACCGTCTTTCGGCGTCAGGGATGAATCGACTATGAGCATGGCGCCCTTCATGATTCCAGCGCGCAGGTATGTTGCACCAGCTATCATCATGTAGGTGGCAGAAGGGTGAGAGATAAGACGCTTGTCGAGTGATATGCGCTCTTCAACATAGTCTGCTGCTGGCGATGGAAACCCCATGATGCACCTCCGATAGTTACTGTATATGCATACAGTATTATTGATCGGTGGTATCGATCAAGCGTCATGTACAAAAAAACTCGCACCATTTACGAATGATGATTCGTGGCGCGATACCATCTTACATGCTAATATTTTTTCATTTTCAAGTGGATAAAGATGAAAAGTCTAAACTCACAATACCTTTCAAGGATTGACCACCTCCGCTTTATAGCAGCAACATTTGTTGTTTTTGTGCATTCTTATACGGCATTCGGAGGAAGAGAATCGAGCAATCCATTTATAAATTTCATGCTCGCTGGTGATACGGGAGTTACGTTATTTTTGGTGCTTAGTGGTTTTTTATTCACCATCATATCTGATGGGGGAAAAAAGGAAATTTATTATAAGTCTTTTATCTTCAATAGATTTATTCGAATATTCCCACTTCTTTCTGTTGCATGGATTACCGCCATGGCTCTATCGAGAGGGACCGCCACATTTTCTGATGCGCTATCTTTGTTTCTTTTCTCAAATTTGCAATCATCCCCACTATTAGCGCATTTTGGTCAAACCTGGACTATAGCGGTTGAATTTCAGTTTTATTTAATATTCCCATTTCTTGCTCTTTTCCTTAACAGATATGGAGTAAGATACATTGTATACCTGTCTATTTTTTGGCTTGCGTGGCGAACCATGGTTGTAGCAATCTATGGCGGGGAGCTAGGGTCAGATTCATATCTGAATAATCATTATTATTACTTAACAATGCTTGGACGATTTGACCAGCTATTAATTGGGATGGTATTTGGATATTTATATATAAACTATAAGGATAAATTCGCCAATCCGATCTTTATCATCGCCAGTTCAGCAATTGTCTTCTTTTCTCTTTTGGCGCTAAGATCTGAAGGTTTGTGGTACATACCAACACCATACGTAACCTCTTTATCATATCTGGAGGCTTGCATGTGGGGTGTTTTTGTACTTACTTACTTGTCATCAAGCATAAAGATACCTTACATCATAGACAATGCATTATCTAAGCTTGGTGAAGTAAGCTTTTCTGAATACATATTGCACGGCGTAGTTCTATACTCATTCCATAAAATAGTCGGAATTCCTAGATTTGTTGAAAATGACAATATCAATGCTGTATTTAACTTTTTGATTATACTGCCTGCAATTCTTATCTTTTCCAAGGTATGCTTTGAATTGATTGAAAAGCCATTTCTTGGATTTAGAAAGAAATACGCAAAATAAATATGAGCCCTCCAGAGAGGGCTTTTTATTACTGCTGACAATTACTTTCACACGGGTTCAAAAAACCCACATTCTTCATCGTCGCAAAACCACCACTTCCCATTAAGATAATCTTGCTGATGCATTGTTGAGCCGCATATCGGACAGAATTTAACGGTAGAATCCTGCTGCTGCAGGCTCTGTTGTTGCTCTTCGTTTGATTGTGTTGCCATGATGACCGCCTTATACAGGATATTGTAATTTTGCAGCAGCGATATCTGATACGTACTTGGCTTTTCGCTGGGTAATTTGATCTCTAACGGCTTGCTGTTTTGTTGTTTCAGATGGGCCATCATTTACGATAGCTGCCAGATATGCAGTGTTTAATTGCGCAATGTCATTTTTGTAATCGGATGCCAAAGATGTAAGTGCGTCAGAAAGCAATGCGCTATTTGGAACTGGTGGCTTGTCAATCCATGCAGGCATGCCATCAACAACGCCAAGCATCTTCCCATCTGGTGGCATTGCTTTGTATGTTTGAAAAAGAGTATCACCAACATCTACAGCATCAGACAAAACCCACCCGGCAGATTCATAATCTTGCAACATCGACTTTGGGAAAAATGAAACATGTAATGCCGACCAAACGTAATTGTTCATATCAACTCCCAAAAGCCAGATAATAAATAGTATACGTGCCGCTTGTGTTCGTATAAACGTTAAACCGGTCCGTTCCCGGGATATATGTGTTAAACGAGACCGTGTTTGCATATAACCCGTTACTGACTAACGTCACGACAACGCTTGAGCAGGCATTTGGAAATGGTATTGGAAAGAAGACACCATTACCGGTAGTTCCAGAAGCGATACCGGATGCGTTACCGCCCATCATAACCATGCCGCCAGGTAGCTTGTACCAGAAAGATGATGAGGTAGATCCGCTGCCGAAATAACTCATATCAGGTATTTGGCCAGAACCATTCCCCACGTTTCTTGTCGATGCCGTGCCAAGGCTTAGAGCTGTAATGGCGGACCTGACAAAGGCCGTCGTTGCAAGTTGCGTTGTGTTTGTACCAGGGGCGGGTGTAGGTCCAGCTGGCGTACCTGTAAATGATGGGCTCTCCAGTTGAGCCAACAAAAGGATTGTTCCTGCGGTAAGCATATTGGCGGCAATGTCGTTGGCTGACCATGCTCGAGCGGAGGTGCCCTCCTGGCCGCGAACTATCGTCAGCACATCACCTGACTTTGCTGTTGCGTGGACAATTTCATTGAGCTGTCCTGTCGCAGCATCAATCAGCGTCAGCTTAAAAAAGCTCGTGCCGGATACCGGAGAAGGGAAAAGAGCCCCCGTTCCGGTATTAAGTGTCAATGATGTTGCTGAGGCGCTTATGCCCGCTGCCAGAACGCTCTGGGCATTGTTAGCAGCTAAAAGTTGAAGTGCCATTTATCCTCCGGGATACGGGCAATAAAAAACCCGCGCAAGGCGGGCTCTTAGTGTTAAAATGAATTTAAAATTAACGAGGGTTTCTGAATGAAAAACTTACCAGTGTCTATTTCTAAATTTCTTTTATCATCAGTAGGCGCGATTACAATATTACTTTCAACTTTCCTTATATTTTTAATTTTCGATATGTGGATTCAGGAAGGGATCCCACCCTTCGAAAACATTAAATTCAGCATTGCTGTTTTCTTTACAGTTATCATGCTACTTGTTATATGTCAGTGCCTTAAATATTTTACTGACATGGCAATTGATAGTCGAAACAACACTAACCAATGATAGTCACGCTCACTGGTTGATAAAACGGCATGTGTAGCAACCCGCTGTCAAAGGCCTGTTTGAATAGAGCGGCATATTCATAATTGTCGCTCTTTATAAGTAGGCTATTCTTCTGATTGTATGACCGTGTATTGAAAGAAAATCTGTTAAAAATGGTTGCGTCGGTTAGTTTTCTGTACCCCTTGATTATTGATATGCTCGCGCCAGCCCCGGAGAATAGAACTGAAATACTCCACCGCTGATCGTTAACGACATCTACACCATCAATTCCGGTCAAGAATCTCATGATTCGGCGCTTCAGCCATGGGATAGTGAAGTAGTACCCGTCACCCTTGTAGAAGTTCCATGTCATGATGCGCTTGAATAGATCATCGGAGACAACAACCTGCTCAGACTGATTGACAACCTTTCTGCCGTTGAATGGCAACTGGTTAAACAGCATGGCATTGTACGGGCCGTAAACGGTTCGCTTCCCACTGATAAGCACCGGCGGCTTGACGCCATAAATCCCCCGGGCTATCCATTTTAACTGGTCACCAGCATTGTACCCGCCGACAAAGATCGGAAGGTTGGCATTAATCATCCATGAATAAATTTCCTGAGCCATGGTGTTATACGCAGTGACGAATGCCTGGAGATCATCATCGTCGTTATACTGCGTATACAGGTATGATTTAATGATATCTTCCAGCATGTTATATCCCGTCGACAATTACCCCATTTGAGGCCATGTACCAGTAACTATATGGGTCACCGCTGATTATATTCGTACCGGCGTCAACGCCAGTGATAACGCCGTTCACAGTCACAACAACATTCAGGGTCGAGATCAGGCTCATATCCAGCGTTCCATTTATGGACTGAAGGAATACATCCTTAATGTTATTGATGTTCATCGGCTTGCCAGCAAATATCCCGTTCACATAGTTGATCACCGGTTGTGACACCAGGGAGGCGATTGTGGCGTCCGTAAGATAATTCGCGCTTTCTGTCGCCCATTCAAACTTGATAGTCACCAGTTGCTGGAGCGGCACAACAAACGGGATCAGATAGTTATCTGGCCAGTCGTTTATTGTCACGACGTTATTTCTCAGATTAGGCGTGACCACCCCGCCACCGGTCCAGGTGCCTGAGGAAGTAGTGTTAATGCCTATAGAGAAAGTGTGTGGGCTCAACACGGTGACGGTAAGAGGTACGTTATTGATGCCGCTCATTCCGGTAACGCCGGTTATATTAATAACTTGGCCAGAACTGAATCCGTGGGTGATGTCAGTCGTTACAACGCCAGGGTTAGCATTGGTAATGCCCGTGACATTCAGGTCTGTGCCTTTAAGTCTGCTGATGTCGCCAGCTGACTTATAGATAGCCCCGGCCATCTCATAAATATCCCCTCCGCCGCACATCACAATCCAGGCATTTCCGCTCTGAACAACAGAAACCAACCGGGCCTGAACATTGCTCAGGTCGGTTAGCTTCTGGCGGATAAAGCCAGGATACCCCTGAACGGTTGACATCTGGCCTTCCCAGACGCGCTCGCGAAACTCGTAATTGGTTTCAGGTGCGCCACCTGGCGTACCGGCAACAGGGTTGGTACAGGTGAGAGTGATATCCGACGGCCGACTGGTAATGATCTGGTTAACTGAGCTCACGGGAACAGCCCACGAACCCGTATTCGTTGCAATGGCTGTCACCATCGAGCTGACACCTGAAGACAGGACCACTGTCGCATCGGCGATCTGGTAGGTATAAGTGCCGTCGCTGACAAGGAATCCCTGGGGGATTACGAACCCAGCCGGCCCCGAGAAGGTCACAGGAACTGTGGTTGACCCTTCAGTTTTTTGCGGGCTAATTCCTGACTGCTGAGCCAGGAGGTTCAGCATGTACTTATTCGCTTTCAGCGGACCAACAGAATTTATGAGGTCGACGCGGATCTGATCGGCAATTAACAGCGCGCCAACGTCGGTACCGACGATATCCTCAATCAGCGATCCCGGGAGGTCCGTAGTAATACCGGGTGATAACTCAATGGCTCTGGAAACCAAATCTGCGCGCAGTTCTTCGGATGTTTTCGGCACGGGCCCGGCTGCGTCATAGCTTACGGACAAATCACTCATACGTTCACCGTTGTGATAATTTTAGAACCGGCGTTCGTTATCGCCGAAATGTTGTATACGGGAGGGTCATCACTCACCAGGGCGATCTGCAGGGATGAAAAATACGGACTAAATTGCCGCTGAAGCCTGTCAACGTAGTAGGTTGGCAGCACCTGCTGAATGACGGAGCTCTGCGCCGGAATGCCATTATTTGCAAAAAATGGTGACTCCTGCGGCGCCAACTTCAGATTCTGGATCAGCGTCGTAAGATAAATGGAGTCGTTGAAGCCATTTTCATCCGGTACCACCAGCACCCACTTGCCATTTGCATCTCTCCCGTAGGTTCTCATTGCGTGATATTCCCGTTGAAAGTAGTTGTCGGCGCGCCGGTGTTTGAACCGCCATTACCGTTTGTATGAGCATGCGCATTTAGCCATGCCACCAGGGCGGCCCAGCCAGCGTGCATAATCGCAGGACTGGTGCTGGCGGTTGAGTCCTGCAGATTTCCGGTCGTTCCGGTTATGTTCCACATACCCTGTGTAAGGGTTAGCACCGTGCTACCTACGGTCACCTTAAACAAATCGACGGCCGCAATCGTCACGCTTTCAGGCGTTAACAGAAACGTCGTGTTGCTTCGCTGATCCCGGATGGTCACACCCTCTGGCCCGTAGATAGTGACAACGTTACCGTCGACGGCTTCCCATTCGGTGTTACTGATCGGCAGGTATACCAGGGCGCTCAGGTTTGCAGGAGGGGTTAGGTCAGCTACCCCGCCGCCCTGCCCGCTTACGCCGCCCAGATAGGTGTCGGCAGGAATGACAACGCCTTTGTCCCCCGACTGCATTGGATAGCGGATGTACTGTGGGCCGAAAAGCGGAATGGTGACATTCGGAAAAACGTATGGCGTGTCATGCAGCTCGAAAGACACGGTGACCATGTTTCCCTGCTGCTCAACAATGCTGGCCGGCAGGATTTTACCAGCCGCCTGGAAAGCCTCATTAAACTTCTGCTCGGCGAACCTGTTCATGTTCCGTCCGAAATTGAGCTTATGGTCAACTGTCATTTGTTGCTCACCTCGGTTTTGACATACGCCTCAATAACTGTGATCCATGCTTCAGCTGTAGGTTGCCTACTATTTCCGAGCATTCTTACTGACTTGACTTCAAACACCCCTTTGAATGCAGAATCATCCCTGAACTGAGAATATGATGATGCCTGAATCATTGGGACGGCTTGTTCTGGCATAAGAATATGATCGCCCTGTTGAATATCAGCACGCATAACACAAACAACGCTCATGGTATTTAATTCAATCCATGTAGGCTGGCCAATAAGATCTATAAATTCTAATTTTATTGGGCTTTTACTTCTCTTAATGGCCCCATTTTTTGCAGAGCTATCAGGATGATTAGCGTAATCATTATCCCATACTCGTATTTCATTTCCGTTGACTATGGCGATCTCTACACCTGTATATCCTTTATCTTTTATTTTTGATTTGGAAAATGTGTAGAGGTCTTTTGCCAAATCAGAAAGAGATGCACAAAACAATCCTCTTTCATAATTCAATACAAGTCGGTCACTAATACTAATATTTGGTTTAAAGCCACTTGTCATAAAACACTGAGTTAAAGCCACAGAGAGTTTTTGCCCTACACTCCACGGGAGGGTGATTTGCAACTTTGACATTTCGCCGTTATTGCTCTGTGTAACTGGTCCAGAAACAATGATAAAATCAAGACGCATTTCTGTTCCTTGCCAGTTTCCGAATACCTGAAACACATAACCCTCAATAGCTAACTTTTTATTCCCCACGCCCGCCAGTGGAAGCCCTTTTGACATGCCAACAAAAATCTGAATTTTTTTTCCGTAGAGATTCTGCCTTGCCTGCTGCATTTCTCTCGGCCCAATCCCCCATATGGTTAAGTGAGTTTCACCCTGCGGGGTAGACTCTCCGAACCTGAGAATGTCAAATTCAACCATCAAGGCGCCAGGGTTGTACGCTCCATTTTTATGACTGGAGTAGTGCTGGATGACTTTATCATTGCTATCAAGAATGTTTATCTCGTAATAACGCATCAGCTTTTTACCTCAATCTGCCCGTTCTTTTCGCGCCAGATCATGGTCGTCGATGAGAAAACTCCACTTAAAAGGTTTATCCCCCCAGCAGATGTTGAACCTACGACGGCGGTATTCATGACCGTGTTGTCAGAACTATCAGTGATCAGCAGGTACCAACGCTGTGCGGCGATGTTCCACTTCATCTGACAGGTATAAACGTTCCCGTCAAGAATTGGTGAGAACGTCACGCTACGCTGCTCTCTTCCAGTAAATGGATAATTGACGGTACTCATATCCCGAACGCCCCCTGGAGTTTACCTATCAGTCCAATTACCCCCTCCGCACTACTTGCTACTGCTCCACCTAGGGCGGTATTGCCAAGAGCTGATGCCGTATTTGTCCATGATGGTGCTTTATTAGGATCCCCGGCATCTATTCTCTTAAGGAAGTTGGTAACTGCTCTGTCAGCATCAGTGGTGGTAATAAGGGGCTGCTCGAAATCCCATAGCCATGAGCGCTGAGGGAGCGGGTCATTACCGGTAGAGCTGTCCTTAACCGTTTTCAGGATGCAGTTGTTGTATATCAGCGACGGAGTGGCCACGATGTAAGTGCCGCCCAGGTTAGCATGCGCCTGCAGCACGGCCTGAAGCGCGCTCAGTGTTACAAGCTTGGTCATGGCACCGGTATTCTCGTTCACCGGCGCGTCCATCATCAGGCTGACCCTCAACGGCTGCGCCAGAAGCGCGTTGGCCGCGACGGTCTGGTTTGCGAATGGGTATTTAGCAATGTCGTAGTCGACCATTGTCGAGCCCAGAACAGGCCGCCAGTGGCAGAAATACTTGTCCAGGTCGGTAAGGTTGATTGCCCCTCCGATCAGCCCAGTAACAAAACTGGCGCTCTGGGTGAGCGCCACTATGGGCAACATGCCGCCGGGGATAGCCTCCGCAACTCCATTGCAGAGGATGACCGGGGATATTTCAAAGCCAAGCCGGTAAAGCTCGCGAGTGAATGCCATTATCATCGAACTCCGAGTTGTGAACTGGAAATAACGGCATTACCGCCTGTGTTGTTGTAAACGACCATTCCAGAGCTATTCCCGGTAAGCCCTCTGTCAACAATCTGTTGCAACAGTTGGTTGGTCTTGTTCGTGTTTTTGGCAACCTCTGAATTGTCGCCGCCTTTTTCTTTCGCCGGGTTTTTCTGAGAACCATACATAGCTTCATATTGCTCTCTTACTCGCCCAGGGTAGGCGACATTCTCAGCGCTTCCACGACGAACACCTCCGTTGTAATAACGAAGCGCCTCGTCAAAGTCACCACCAGACTGTTGCATGGCCCATGAGAAAACTCGCGCTCCAGCCATGATGTTGTCCCGAGGATCAAATGGCTTTTCTCCATCCCTGAAGTTGGAAGGCATAACCTGCATTAGACCTTTAGCGCCTGCTCTGGAGACCGCATTCTGGTTCCATGAGGATTCCGCTGCTGCTATGGACTTCAGCCACTTTGGATCTACGTTGTATTTTTTTGCCGCCTCTTCGAAATACTCATCGTATTGAACAGGGGCAACTCCAGAAGCCAGTTTTAACTTTTTCAGCCAACCGGGAACGTTGGGATCGCTCTCACTTCCAGGAACATAATCAGGACCGCCGTTCGGGTCATGGACAGTCTGGTTGTTAAGCATTGGCGAGGAGGCTGCCATAAACTCACTCACGCTGGTTTTGCCAGTGAATAAGTCAATTACTCTACCTATCGACTGACCTAGCCTGCGCAGGCCATCCATAAAATCATCAACATCTTTGGCGAAATCAGGGGATGCGAGATAATTTCCAAATTTCTCAATCCCCCCCGCCAGGCTATCAATCCACTTACCGAGTTCTGGCGACTGTAGCACCGTATCAATGGCACCGGCCAGCGCATCAGAAAGCTTGCTCAGCTGCGGGGTTAACGGACCGAGCCCGCGCACAAAGGTGTTACGGATGCTCTGCCCGCTGTAATCCAGCTGGACGTTGAAATCCTGCCACTGCCGTGCCTGCTGATCGGTGATCTGCAGTAACTTCGCATCCTTCTGCGCCCTCCGCTCCATTGCATCGATTTCTTCATCGCTCATGTTTTTAAAGCGATTCAGGTCGTCAAGGCTGAAGAAGTTTGTCAGGCCGTAGGCGTTTGCCCCCTGCAGCGTGCTACCGTTTTTGACAAAGATGTCCCGCGCATTTCGAATCATCTGCGGCAGGAGCTTAGCCGGATCCTGTTCAGGGTTGTTGATGCCCATAGCCTGGAATGTCCAGCGCTTTGACAGATCCATCTGGCTGTCGCGGATAGCACCCAGCGTGCCCGTTGGGTTGCCGAGCGCTTTCTGGTAGTTAATGGCCGTGGAATCCAGCGCGCCGATGCTCGTCCCGATCCCGAGAGAGGTGAAACGCTGGGAACCGGTTGTGGCCGCCAGGCGATTAAGCCCGAAAAGACCGCCTACGCCCAGCACGCCGGTAAACAGGCCGACAATGCCACCCCATGAAAGCAGACTTGTGGTTGCATCCCTGATGTGCCCGGCCAGCGATTTCGCGTCCTTCGTGGCGTCACTCAAAAAACCCTTTGATGAGCGAGTTTTCTTGTTGAAGTCTTCCTGACTTTTATTCGCCCGGTCCAGGCTGTCTGTAAGCCGCTCAAGGCCGCTGTTTATCGACAGAATCGCGCTTGCCCCCTCCGAAAAAGCTTTAGCCAGAAGGTCGCCCTCTGTTTTCGCTTTTGCCGTCTCTTTGGTGGCATCAGTGGCGCCATGCGCCAGCCCGCGCCATGCCTCGGGGAGATCCTCAAGTGCAGCCTGATATTCTTTAAACTTCTCCATAAACGCGACAAACTTGTCGTCATTTACGTCAATATCGACAATAGACTTAGCCACCATTGAAGGAACCCCTGTCTTTTAGCGCGGAAATGATGTAACGCTGGCGGTACTGCGCCGGGCTGGCGAACTCTTCGCCGGTGATTTCCCTGATCACCCGCCAGAATCCCTCATTAGACGCCCAGTCTAGGAGGGTATATATGACGTTTCCGGCTGGGCATTCGGGGTCTGGGTATCGGTAGGCGGATTCGACGTCAGCAACGAATCGCGGAACGCCGTAACGCTCAATGATACGAGTTGCCCACCGAACATGCCGATCACTGATCCCACTGTCGGGGCGATCAGATGGGCTTTCTGAATGGCAGAGGAAACCATAAAAAAAACCACCTCACCTTCAACTTCGCGGTATTCGTCAGGAGAGATAATCCCCTGCTTCATCGCGACTTCGAAAGATGCAGTTTTCCAGGTTCCGCCGTCATTCCAGACCACTGACGTAAGACGCTGGATCTCATCAACGATGGTCGGAGCCTGCTTAGCCTGCTGGTTATCTTCGCCCCTCAGTTCCTGCTCGCGCTGGAGCTTTTTACGGAGCATCATCGCGGCAACGCGCGCCGCGCCCAGGCCGCCGACCTGTGAGATGAAGTTGGTGAACAGATTGCCCAGCAGCAGACAGTGCTCTTCAACCACCTCATACGGGAACGGGGTCACATGCAGGTATACGATTGACCCGTCTTCCCGGGTGATGTTTGTTACCAGGTTGAGCTTTTTGTCAATTTTCACAATCAGACCCACATGTTGTCGTTAGCCAGGATATAACCGCTGATGGTCACCACGTACCCGGCATCCATACCGGTGAACGGCAGTTCGTTGAAGTTCACCAGATAAGCATTAAGCACGGTGAAATTGCTCAGCGTGTTCGCATCAGGGGTGATCACCACCTCGCCCAGAGCCGTATCGGTGGCAAAGCGGTTTTTGTAGCTGTCGCTCAGGCCTTGCGTACGCAGCAGATGTACGGTGACGGTCACCTGCTGATATGGCGCCTGGCTGCCTACTGTGCCGGTAAGCGTCGGGATAATGTCCGTCGCCGGGCCATCAGGACGCATGCTGATGGCATCCTTGCCAAGGTAAGAGGCGGTGATGTTCAGCGCCGGAACGTCAGTTACTGACACCGCGCCGCGTACACGATTGAGGAATCCCTGCGGTACTAATGGGTTTGCCATTTTTTACGCCCCTACAAAGTTGGTTACGTTCACGTTAAACGTGATGGATTCGAAGCCGCGGCGCGGCGTCATTACGGCGCTCAGGCCAGCGTATTTTCCAGCGGCGTAATCGGACGGATTCAGGCTGGTGTAATTCGCGAACGGCACGGCGTTGATCACCGCGTTACCGGCATACGTGCCTTTCTCGTATTCGGTGTTGAAATCCTGCTGCGTCAGGCCGGTACCAATCACGCGACCGAGGATCAGCCCGTAACTGATGCCGTTGCGCAGCGTCTTCAGCGCGCGGCGCTGCAGGCGGTCGATACCGTTCTGCTCGTAGTACAGCGGGTTAACAGTGGTGTTTGACCCGTTGATGATTTCGTTTGCCAGATCGAGCTCGAGGTTGATTGCAGTCCACGCCACTGAATACCAGTAGTTGAACGGATTGCCGTCCAGCATGTGGCCCGCCACCAGCATTTTGTTGCTCAGCCCACCTTCCGCGGCGGTACCGACGTAGTTGATGCTGTTGTCCTGGAGCTGTTTAAGCAGCGTGCCATTACCTTCGACCGGATACTCTGTAACCCCGTAACCAAATCGGTACGCCATTGGCGGTACCATGTTTGAAGAGCCAGGATCGTTTGCCAGAGAGGACTGGAACCAGGCGGCCATGGAAAACTCGCTAGCCGGGATGTTTGGCGACTCCACGCCCGCAAACACAGATTTGTTTTTGGTGGCGACCCAAGCCTGATAGGTGGCGATCGTGGTAGTAACGAAGAAATACACCAGTGACGCCGGGCTGGTATACAGACCTGTCAGGGTTTTAAACGTCGTTTCGCCATCCCATTCGCGCGGCACCAGGTACGAGAAGAATTTCTGGTAGGTGTTACCCAGCGAAATATCCTCATCGATGAAGTCGGCCAGTGCATCCACAGCAGAAGCTACAGACACATCACCCAGCTCCAGCACGTAGACTGCGCGGGTTGATCCCTGCGCCCAGAATGTGGTGTTCATCTCGATGATTTCGTTTGCCGCTACGGTTTTCACCGTACCCATGACCGTGGCCGTGCCAGGGTCTGTCGCCAGCGGGTAAGTGAAGGCGGTAGCAGTCGTCGCGGTGGCTGTGACGGCGCGGTTATACGCTGTCGGGGTAACGCCAGATACAACCAGCGGAATAGTGTCACCAACTGTCCAGCCATGCGCTGCCGAGAGGGTCACAGTAACGACGCCGGTTGCCCAGGTGATCGTTGAAATAGTTTTAGCCGGTGAGGTAATAGCCTTCAGATCGTCTTTGGTCGTCAGGAGCTGATACTCTCCTGCCGCCAGGGTGGTTCCGCCCATGGAGATCATCGCGCCGGATTTGAGCAGCTGAGAGGGCTTCGGTGGGTTGGTCACCGAGACGTTAATGTTAACAATTGCCATTTATTTATTTCTCCGGGTAAATGGACGGAATCGCTGACGTGATCAGCCTGCGCGCGACGTTCCGCATGCGCTGCTGGTAATAGTTGACTTTGAACTTAATGGTTTTTCTCATGGCGATGATGTTCAGCTCGTTCTGCGTGACTTGCTCGTCCTGTACTACCGGTATGTTCATCACGCCCATTTCCGCGTCATCGCCGAGCGTGTACTGCTGCACATACTTCAGGAAATCTTCCACTCCGGCATTGCGCAGCCCTGTGATGGAAATCGTCACATCCTCAGAAACCAGCTGATACTGGTTCTGCTGCTCATCGAGATAAAAACTCCCGGCGATAGGCGCGGTGTTGCTGCACTTCACCGTTGCATACGGCGGTGATAGGTTCTGCGTCGACAGCTTGGCCGGGAACATCGGCATGTACTGGCTCAGCGTCAGCCATACCGGCAATGAGCTCGAAACCACCACATCCGACAGGTCGATATCGTCGGCTGAGTTGATGATCTGCGAACGCATGTAGGGGAAGATTGCCTCCCCTGTGTAGTGGTAGAGGTTGGCCGGTTCGTTCAGCCCGGTGCGCCGGGAGAAAGAAAACTGGATGCCGAAGAACTCGCCGATATACAGGACATCAGATCCGATATCGTTGAACGGGTCGATGTCCGCCTGCGCAGTAAACGTCACGACGTTCCGGTCGTAGAGCTGCTCGTCGTCCTGGATGGTTTCGGTCGTCAGGTGCAGATAGCCCTTAACGTCAACTGTATCCGGCTCGCTGCTTGGGTCGTCCGACAGAACAGAAGCCTTTACCCAGAAGACGAAACCATCGAGGGGCAGCACCTTGCGGATATACTTTGTGAACGTGACCACCTGAAAACGGCTCAGGTCATCAAGACCCTGCGTCAGCGTGGCGTTAAGCTCGGTTTTTGCAGTTTGCTGCAACTCATCCAGGGAAGGCATTTAGCACCCCGCTAACCCAGGCGCGCATTGCGGCCTGATAGGTTCCTGTGTCGATGAATGACGGGCGCGGCGGCCCCTTTTTGTTCTTGAATCTCCGGGATATCCCCTCCAGCGAGCGGCGCGTTGGCACACCAGGCAATCCGTTCATTTCGGTGTTGTCGAGGAAGGCGACAAACAGGTCATGTATCCGGGACATCGACTCTGCCAGAGGATCTTTGGCTGGCGGTGCGCCGGCCATCATATTCTCAAGCGACGCGGCCATGTCATTCGCCATCAGGTCAGCGATGTCGTTGCTGTACCTGTCGAAAAACGTCTGCATAATCTGGTACTTTTCCTCCAGATACTCGGCGACGTCTCCTGTTGTGGTGTTTTCGTCCTCATACGGGACGTCAATCACTCCCAGGTGGAAGGTGATCATGACAGCCCCCACAGGCTGCCGAACTGCTGGGCAATCATCAGGTACCGGCGGCCCCATGGATCCTGCAACATCTGCAGGTCAGCCAGCGACAGGTCTTTGAAGAAGTCCGGAACCAGGCGCTGAGCGCTGGTTGAGTTATCCCCGGCACCAGTAATTACGCCAGCCTTGAAATTGTTCAGGCCATACTCTTTCCTGAAATCAGCAAATACCGATTCGGTACCGTAGTTAACCAGGAAAGACGCGCCCAGGTTGTACACGGCTACGGTGTACAGGTTCGGCGTGACGCACGCGATATCAGGGTTTACCCACTCAACCGCGCCGCCATACGCCAGGGTTAAAGACGGCGAGTCGTCGGGAACCTGCGCGGCGGTCAAGCCCATGTCAGTTCGAACGAATTCGATGAATCCCGACAGGCTCGTTGTCATTTTTTCTTGCTCCCGGATTTTTCAGTCACGATTGTTTCGTTAACCGTTGGGGTGTCTTCGCTGTCTTCGCGGCCTTTCGCCTGCTCCGCGCTGACTTCCATCTCGCCGGAATAGCCGGTACCGCTGTCACGCAGCGCGCTATCCAGAGCTGCTACGGATGCCTGGCGGCGCCCATGGGCGCCACGGGTCAGGTGAATATCGTTATCGCGGATTGCTTTTTCGATTACCGACGCTGATACAGGCTTGTTCAGGCTGTAGCACAGGCCGACAAACGCCTGGCTCTGGTCGATTTTGGTTGAGTCAACCAGACCATAAACCTGGTGGTGCTGCACCACCGCTTCAATCTCTTCAGTTGTGCCATCCAGCACCATCATCTGATCGCCGTGGTTAATCGGGATCTGAATAAGGCGGCCGGTCTCCAGCTTGCGATAGGCGAAAATATGGCGCTGTTTGGTGGTGTTAGCGATATAGAGTTTCATTGGTTACCCTCGTAAAAAAGCCCCTGCTGAGTCTCCCCGGCAGAGGCTTAACCAGATCAAAGAATGGATCAGGCGCTGTACGCCATGGACAGGATGGTGATTGCTTCCGGACGAACTGCCCAGCCTGCGGTAGAACGCATTTCGGACAGAACATCGATGGCACCACCAGCGATCGGCGTCGGAATCTCGCGCGGCGCGGCCATGTCGGTAAACATCAGCGCGTTCGCGGCAAGAGACGGGGTCAGCTTGGCGAATTCGTTGGTGTTCACGGTAGAGTTGACCATCGGCACTTCGACCTCAGGGATAGTGATTACCACCGCGTCGGTACCGCCAGCGCCTGCGCCGATCAGGGTATCGTCATACACCCAGTCAACCTGGACGTTTGCGCCTTTCAGCACTTCTTTCACCGTGCCGCCGACGGTGTCAGTACCACCACCAGGACGCTGGTAAGAAGTCAGCTGAACGATCTGCTGAATCTCCATGGCGCCGAGGACGCGCTGCGGCCCCAGGATAACGACGCGCTGCTGGCGGCCCAGCTGCATGGTGCGGGTCAGTGCGGCCTGTACGTGGCCCAGCAGATATACCGCCATCTGGCCGTGGTCATAGGTCAGCACGGTGGTGTTATTGTTGCTGTCTGGAGGCAAAGACTCGGTAGTCGCGCCAGCTGTGTTCAGCAGGCCTTCACCGCCAGCAGGGTTCATGCCATACAGCAGAGCAGAGCGCAGCTGCTGGAAAATCCCCTGACGCATGCCCAGGCGCTGAGCTTCCGGCAGTGCAAAGTTCCAGTTACCGGCGGCTGCCATGTCATGGTGATCGTAGATACCACGGCAGCGGAACAGGTAGGTTGGGGTTGAAATCATCTTCGCATCCAGCGCCACGCTCGGCAGCTGGTTACCGTTACCGGACTGGCTGGAAGTGGTCTGGGTGCGAATGTCCAGACGGCGCATGTAGACGTACTGGTCGCCTACGCCGAGACGGACTTGCGGGTTACCGCTGGCGATGGTTTCAAACGCACCTGATGCCTGCTGGTAACCAATGATCATCTCCGGCGCGATATACGACGGATTGACGATGGTGTAGCTGGGGGTAATTGCAGCCATTTAATTCAGCTCCCGATTAAAGTAAGACCAGCGCGCAGCTGTCGGTGTTATTCCAGGTCAGGAAGCCCGTCGCGCTGTCATAGCTGACAGTCTTGGAGTTGCCTGATTCGATGGCGAGCACTTTTACCGGCAGCGTGATGTCGGAAAGCGTAACTGCGCCGATGGTGCCCTGCGTGGTTGCAGAGCCGCCTGGTGCAGTTGCCGGGGCGTAGGTGAAGGTCGTTGAGCTCGGAACAGACAGCACTACCACAGTGCCGTTGTACGCCGCAGGGGCAACGCCGCTGATTTTCACGTACTGGCCAGCGGTAAGACCGTGCGCTGATGCGGTTGTCGCCGTAGCCACGCCATTGGCATAGGTCACAGCAGTTGTCGCAATATCAGAACCAGCGAAACCGGCCGCCGCGGCGGTGGTGATCTGGTTGTTCACAAAATCCCAGGCCAGCGGCGTTTTAACCGACGCGCCGGAAGCGCCCAGCGCAACAACCTGTGCAGAGGCTTTCAGCGGCACGCGCATGTTAGAGCCCAGGCGATAGTACGAAACGCTCATGCCTGATGCGTACAGTGGAACCGGTGACTGAGGAGTGGTCAGGCCGTTGTGAGCCTGATTGAAGACAGTGAAGCCTTCCAGTTCGGTAACAGACACAGCGCGACGGATGTAAGAACCGCGCGGGCTTGAACTGGTGCCAGGCAGAAGCTCAGCAACCGGCAGACCGCCCCAGAGAGGTTTGGTTTCCGTTGCCGCCACAGTACCCGCCGCCAGGTTAAAGCGGTTGGCCGGGTCATCGAGCGCCACGCCCTGAATATAACCGTCGGACTGCACACCGAAGGAGCCCAGCGCGTTCGTGGTTGCCATCGGGTTAAGAGATAAGTTAGCCATGCTTGAGAGCTCCCGTTAAGCCTGGTTGTTGAAACTGGTGACCTGACGCTTGCCGGACTGGAACGGAGCCCAGGTGGCAGCAGGATCGCCTTCGAAGGTGCTGATCTGGCGACCGGTTGCATCGGCGCGTTTAATTTCGCGCAGCATGCCAGGGCCAACAGACAGGCTTGCCGATTTCTGCGCGTCGGCGTAGATCGTCTTCTCGGCCACACTCAGCAGGGCTGAGTCAGCGATGGAGGACAGGTCGACAGTTTTGAAGTCAGGCGAATGCTCCTGAAGCTGGATCATCAGGCGGCGGCGATATGCCAGCGGCTTTTCACCAGACAGCGGCACCGGCGCGCGCTTACCGAAGCAGGAGAACACGCTATCAGCCTTCACCTGCGCGTCGGCGACTTCGTTACGCTCTTCATCGCTCAACTCTGTTGGGATGCGGGAGCGCAGGTCGGCGATCTGCTGACGCAGTTCTGAATCAGCCTTTTCTTTCGCCATACGTTCTGCCTCTTCCGCGTCGGCCTTCTCTTTGGCTTCGGCGTCTGCTTTTTCCTTCGCGGCTTTCTCTTCCGCGTCAGCTTTGGCTTTCGCCTCTTCGGCCTCTTTTTCCTCAGCATCAGCCTTTTCTTTCTTGGCTGCTTCTTCGGCATCGGCCTTGGCCTTAAGGTCTGCTGCTTCTGAGTCAGCCTTAGCCATGCGTGCGTCAATCGCCTTATTGATTAGCGCTACGATTTTTTCCTCGTCCATCTTTTCAGCCTCGTTTGGAATGGAATCAGATTTAACACCAGTAGGGGCAAGGAGCTTGTCCCATACGCCCTGTTCACAAATTGCAACGTGGTCGAGCAGCTCGGGGGATGGCTCCACCAGTAGAGGCTGACCGTCGACATTGATTGATTGAGCAACCTCTGAGAACTTTACAGTTGGCGAGGTGCTTAATTGCCTTGTTGCCATAATTTCAGCAGCCTCGGCGTCGTACACGCGCGCAACAGCCCACACTTCGCCCTTATCGGCTACCCAGGCATTTGTCAGGGTGCCAATAACGCGCTTTGCGAACTCGTCGCTATCAAGTGTTCTTTTTTTGGGGTGAAGCCAGATAAGTGGTACACCGGCTACCCGCTGGAGAAATTCGGGGGTGAGATAATCATCCGGGTTACGGAATGTCATCTCCTGATCTGCAGATCGCCATGTGACCCCGGTACCGGTCACCCGAATGGCGAACATCCACATGTTGATAAAAAATTGCGGGCTGCTTAGCGTCCCGTCAGCGATGAGCGTGGCCACCTCGGTTTCATTGAGCGCCTGCTGCGCCAGCATCTCAGCAAATGGCTGATGAAGCGGCTTTGGCAGATCGTCGATGTGAAACCATCCGGCGGCCAGCGATTCGTCGTTAAGCTTCGCCTCGAACCTCTCCGGCACTTCGGCGCGAAACGTCAGGTAATCGCCGTAAACGCTGTGCGGGGTCAGCGGGCCATCGTACTGATAACCCACTTCTTCCAGCACCTCGCGGCGCGCGGCATCAATGGCCAACTCGCCCGGCTCTACCGTGCCACCTGGCTGACACCACGTACCATCATCCGAACGCTGGATCAGGAAAACGAACTTACCCTGACGGAACATTATACCGCTGCCAAAAATAGCCACGTTTTAATGCTCCTATGCTGCTTTCTTCATCGACTCCATGAACTTCTGCCCCTTCTGGGTCAGCATGTATTCTGGAATGCTTCGGAGGTTGTAGATGTAGGTCACATAGCACTGGCAAAAAACCTCTTCGCCAGGCTGAGTGATTTCGTCGAGGTATCCGGCGGGACCGACCTTCACGTACCCGTTTTTCTGCGCCCAGTTCCCGCGGATCAGGTAATACAGCTGATCGCGTTCCTTGTGGTCTTCCCGGAAGTCATAACCTGGTCGCCGCCAGTGGCTGTGCCATATCGCCGCAATCGCGTTGTTGCTCGTTGCGATCACGTTGTCGATATTGGCTATCAACTTATGGTTCTGGTCTATCATCACCCGGCGCGCTTCATAGTCCACCTTCTCGGCGGCCTTCTGAATGTGGTCTGCCGTCTCCCGCATCGTTCCCTGAATGCCGGTCAGCGCAATGCTGTCGGCTGAGGGAATGCTGCTGGCCCAGCCGCTAAACCGTGACAACGTGGTGTCGATGGCTTTTTTGCGGTTGAGCTGGATTAGGTCAGCGCTGGCGAGGATCCGCCTGTCGAGTTCCGTCCTCAGCTTCGGCTCAAGGTAGTTGAGCGTAAACCGGGATATGCCCTGGTGGCGCTTCAGTGCGCCAGCGCGCCCCACCTGCAGGTCGTATGCTTTCGTCAGGTTGCGGGTTACCATCGCCATGTAGTCATCGGCAGTTTCGCTTTCGGCGGCCTGGCGGATAATCGCCTGCCAGCGTTCCAGCTCTTCACGGGACGAGTAGCCGTTGCGGAGAAAGAACTTCACCGCATCCCTCACTGTTCTGGTGAAAGCGTTCATAGCATCATCCCGCCGCCCGGCTCTTCAGCTTTCGGCGGCTCCGGCGGTGGGTTATCTTTCAGCGAGTCGTAATCGAGGTTTAGCCGCTGAGGGAATAGGTTCTCGCTGGCGTTGGCGTTTTCACACGCCCACTCGATCAGCGTCGCGCGGTTTTCCGGGTCAGCCGTGAGCTGCGGAAGCACCGTTTCCAGCATGCTGACGATAGCCTTAAAGCGTATCTCGTCGACCTTCACCTTCTCGCTTTCCGGCTCTTTCAGGGAGGACGGCCAGCGATATTCGAAGTTGTTTATCCAGCTCGCGAAATACACGCTGTAGGTGTTTTTCAGCTCCGGGAAGTCAGCACGCAACGACTGGAAGAATTCAATGCTCCAGGCGCGGTACTGGCACACTCGGATGAAGAACGCGTAAAGTTGGTCCAGCCACTCGCGGATGTTGTCGATGTATACCGCAACGGCGCGGGCATCTTCAGTGCCTTCACCAAAGCCCTGGGCGAACGTCTCGGAGTTGAGTATGATCGCCGGCATGTCGGCTGCGGCGGCCACGTTCTCGAGAATGTGCTTACGCGCAGAGTCGAGAGGCTTTTCCAGGTTGCTCAGGTCGATTGACTCGATGTTGTCGCTCTCGCCGATCTGCAGGACCTCTCCCGTCTTCCCGCGCTTAAGCATCATGCGCTTAATGCCGCTGAGTTTCTGCATCATGTTGTTGACGACGGAGCTTGGCCCCTTGATTTTCGTCACCAGCAGGCCGCCTTTTACCGCAACCATGTCGTCGGTGCGCATGGTCTGGATGAAGGACTTCAACGGGTAGAGAGCGCGCTGGTACACACTGCGACCGGTAAAGCCGAACGCCGCGGGGTTGTACGCGAGGTAAATCGGATCCTCGTTCTGCACGACGACACAGCGCGATTTGTGATACGGCTTGCCCGCCACCCGGATGCCATCGACTTTCTGGAAGTCCTGTGCGTTCGGGTCCTGATTCAGCACAATGCTGCCCGCGGTGTTCAGCGGGTCCAGGATGTTAAAGCTGACGTTGTGCTTGTACAGCGTGCGGTAGTCCAGCGATTCGTTCGGCTCCTGGTTATCTACCAGCATTGCGATAGCTGATACGCCGTAAATTCGGGCGATGCGCGCGGCGTTGGCGATGTGCTGGTTTGCGCCCATCGCTTTCCATTCACGCTCGAATGCGTCACGCAGGCGCTGCTCAAGTCCATAGGACTGGGCAACATGCACGGTGCGCGGCTCATTCATCGCCATTTTAATCGGGCGATCGACCATCTTGCCGCCCAGTGGGTGGTAGAGGTAAACCGTTTTGCAGGTCTGATAGCCAACCGTGGAGCCGGGCTGGATGTCGTCGCTGTCCAGCAATGCCATCAACTCTGAGTGAGAGCAGCTGCCGATTTCGAAATCGTCTTCGTTCATTGGTTCTCTCGTCAGATTGCGTCGCCGCTGCCGAAGGCGATGATCAGCCCGTAGGTGTAATCATCGAGCAGGTCATCGGCGCGCTTATGAGCTTTCTTGTCGGCAAGGTGGAATCGGGAAACCTGCTTGTGCAGATGGTTTGCTGTCTCGCCCTTGAAGACGGCAGTCTTCTCGTAGGCGTGTCGGGATATTTTCGCCAGGCCGCGGTAGTGGTAACCGGAGGCCATGATGGCGCGTTCGTCCTTTCCTTTGCTGGTCAGGGCGGACTCAATTTTGTTGACCGGCCACCCGAGGCTCTCGCCCTTCTGCAGGAGGATGCTGCCCATGCTGGCGTCTTCGATAAAAACGCCGAGGCTGCCGTTGATGGCAACGCACTGCCCTGACAACTCGTTGAGCCTGTCGAATACCGACGGCATCCACGTTTCCAGCAGCGCGCCGTCAATCTGCACCACATCCCAGTCCAGAATGGTGAGGCGCTGAATGCCGGGCCGGGTGTCGACGGCGTAATACACCACTGCCGTTCCGTCATGCTCGGAACCACCTTTGACGGCGGTGTCCATGACAGCGAAGACGGCCTGGCACATTTCAGGGTAATCGACAGGCTGATCCTGATTCTCACCCTCGAACCATTTGCGGACGTCGAACAGCGAAGCGGCGGACCAGTCGACGAACTCGGCCAGAAACTCCTGGCGAAACACGCGCGGGTCGTTGTTGGCCTTTTCCTTCTCCAGTTCTTCCGGCGGAACGAACGGGTTTGAGGATGTCGGCGCGTGATGCTCGATAAAGCCAAGGTTCTTGTCGTGGCAGATGGCGTAGAAGAAGTTCTCTTCGTCCACCCCGTCCGGCGTTGAAAATACGTAGGCCCGGCCTTTCGTCGTCAGCAGCGTTGGCTTAATCGACTTCGGCCAGATCTCCCTCAGCATCTCCGGCGACTTGGTAAATGCCGCCTCGTCTATCAGGATGATTTCGTACTCACGGCCACGACCAGCCAGTTTGTTGTCGTTGGTGACCCAGAAGTCGATCTTCCCGCCGTTCTTCAGGAGCAGGCGCTTCTCCTGGCGGCTAAAGCTTTTCTTCAGCGGCAGCAGGATTTCTTCGAGCTTGTCGTAGATCTCCTGATACTGGCGATACTCAGCGGTGAAGATACCGACGCGGCCGCCGAGTTCAATGTCCATGCCCGGGCGCTTAAACGGAGCAGTGGCATACGTCACCGCAGCGCTGGACAGCATGAAGGTCTTACCCCAGCGGCGGCCACACCGGACCGCATGCAGCTGACCATCCCAGGAATCAGACCAGACCTTTAACTGCCCGTCATGCAGCGTCGGGAGGTAAATGTCGGCCATATCATCTTCCAGGTATCGGCAGGGTATTGTGTACGACGATCGCGTTATCGCTGTCGCCGTCCTTCATGATGTCGATTTCCATTTCCACTTTCTCAGTGGCGCGTTCGCGGTAGGCGGCATCGACACGAAGCTTCTCTATAGAGCCTTTGGTGTACTCCAGCGACTCGATTCGCTGCGTGTTCCGGTGCATCGCCTTTTCAGCAGAGGAAATCAGCGAGTGCAGCTCCTTCGCTTTCTCGTCCGTTGCCAACTCCAGCTCAGCCTGCCAGCGCCCGATGTTCTCCGCCGCCGTCAGGTTCGCCGCACGCAGCCAGAACAACTCATCGTCGAGCGTGAGCAGCTTCGCGTCTTCGGTGATTGCGTCAGAGAGAAGCATCCTGCGACCGTAGCCGCCGTGCTTTAATGCATTCTGGTTGCCAGGCTGGAAGGCGTTCGTGGGCGGTGCAGTGCGCGATCCGCGTATCGGTTTCGTGTCTCGGGAATTTTTGGTGCTGCCTGTTTCACGGTCGGATTTTTTCTCCCTCCCGGATTTACTGACCTCGCCCTTTCCCTTCTGCGAATTCGCACCTTTTTTCGCAGCATCTTTCTGCGATTTCGCACCATACGACGTTACTTTGATGTAGCGTTTCGCAGATGCGCAATTCAGTCCCTGAGCCTGACACCAGTCTTTGGGGGAAATACCTGTTTTGGCATGCTCGGCGAGGAACTGGTCTTGCAGTGCTCCCCAGTCCGGTTTTGCCATAATACTTACCTCACGTTGACATTATCGAAGCCCCTCAGCGAAGGGCTCCTGTAATGCCTGCTCAGTCCTTCAGGAACTCTTCCGTGTGTACGCCAATTTCCCCGGTGAGGAGCTCTGCACTGGTGCAATCAACAATGATTGATGCGTGAGGGTTGGCGTTATCGTTAAGCCATTTGATTACCGGCTTAACGACATCTTCGAAGGAGGAGCTGCGAGCCTTATTAACGTCGGTTACGTGGCACTCGCCGAGGCACGGGCCTTTATCGGTAAAGCAGTTAATGCAGGCATGATCATGAATTTCACCTTTCATATTTTTTCCTTTTAGATGTGAGCCTGTCGCATGGCAAAGCCGCCAAGAGCGAACGGCTTGCCCAGGCTCACGACTGAAAGTCTCTCTTCGAAATGCGCATGCGAAGCGCAATAAAAAGCCCCGCTATTGCGAGGCTCTGTTTTTTTCTATTTCACGTATTCCAGCCAGCTGGTTATTCGCTTTATCAATAGCGGCCAGTAATGGCTTAATCCAGAGAACAGCCTGGCAATACGTCAGCGCGCCGGCGGCAGTGGAGCTATCACCGGCTGCGTCAGTGTTCCCGGGATCGGCGTGCATTGCGCTGGCACGTAAACTGTCCGCGTATTCGAGCAGCCCACCAGCAACATCAGCAGGAACAGGCAGATCACAGGTTTTTTCACGGCGGAGAATCTCCCGATACTCGATAACGGTTTTATCGGAGCTGGCATCAATCAGCGAGTTTAGTCGGCTGGCGTTTTCGGCAACCAGGTTAAACCGGTTGAAGTTGAAAGCCTGAGCAGCAATAACCGTCCCCTGCAGGTTGTTGTCACTGCGCAGAACGTCGTTTGCACTTTTCAGCGTAGCGACGTCAGATCGGCTGTTTGCCAGCAGGACACACAGCCCGGCGACTACCGCAATGACGACCACCAGCAGTATCAGACGCCATGAGGCTTTAATATCAGCAAGGGTAATCACGACAGGAACAGAGCGCGCTCCGCCTCACGCCGACGGGTCAGGCCGTTCAGGACTTTACCGCCAGCTTTATTCCAGCGCAGGAACTCATCGGCAGCGCCAGCATAATCACCGGCGTTGAGTTTTCGCAGAAGGGTCGATGTCGACAGTGACCGGGCTCCGAGGTTATACGTGAACGACACCAGAGCATCGAATTGCCCCTGAGTCAGGCCAACTTTAACCAGTCGTGACACGTCGCTTTCGTAGCTGACCAGTCCAGTCTTCAGCAGACGCTCTGCTGTTTCCTGCTTAATCGTCGTCCCGGCGTGGATTGGTTTGCCGTCTACAGGCTGGGTCCAGCCATAGCCGATCGTCCACACACCGACGCTGTCCTGGTACGCGGTAAGCTTGCAGCCTTCGAACTGCTTGATCAGGGCAATGCCTTTATCACTGGTTTGCATCACCGCCTCCAAAGCGAGAATTAAACACCCGTGCAGCCATAACCTTCACCTGCTCTACGCCAACAAAACCGAGTGCGCCACCTATAGCAATAGACAGGGACTGCGGAAGGTTGAAGTAATCAAGAGCTGACACAGCAGTAAGGGTCAGAGCCCCACAGATTGCCCCCTCAAGTAGCATTTTCTTCCAGCCGCCACCGCCGTAAGCGATTCGCATAGCAGCCATAACAACCGATAGCAATACGGCACCCATCGGCGTTTCTCCACGCCACCAACTGTGGAGTAGTTCGATAAACTCCGTCCAGGAGTGGGGATCGTTATGCATTTTCATAGTCTCTAACCTCCGGCTTAAAAGCGGGGGCTGTGTGTTTAAAAGGGGTCAGGCCCTCGGGACGATTTAACAAGAAGGCATGTCGAGGATGGTTCCCGGAGCCTGAAATAAAAAAGCCCGCGACATGCGGGCAATATGGTGGTAAGGCAATGTCGGCTCTATGGCCGAAGGGTCCCAGGTAGTGGGTTCTGTATGCGGCGTACCGCAAATAAAAAAGCCCAAGGCGTTAACCTCGGGCTTGTATTCTTTGTGTCGACAATCAAAGCTATGGCGACGATATCAGATTTACATGAAATATATGCGTTTCAGTTCGGTTTTGCAAGACTTCCGTCTAAATTTGTCGCCTTTTGTTGTGAACGTGATCGCGTTACGGAGATAAGCGCACCGCTATCGAGTTGCTTAAAGCTGTTACGCATCGCCAGCCAGTGAGGCAAATACGTTTCCGTCCATGTAGATTTCGCTACGCCAGCCAGCTCCGCCAGCGCCTGATATTCGTATGTCTCACGGCCCGCCAACTCCGCTTTGACGTCCTGCGCCGCCAGCCAGATAAGCTTCTTCAGCCGATCCATCGTCTTGCCGGCCATCTTCTTCGCGCCGAGCTGTTCCCGGAACTCTGCCCACGCCCACTGAGTGATCGCCACCTGGTACTCGAAGCGGATATTCTCGCTGTAGTTCCACAGCAGCCAAGCTTTCTGGTGGTCCTCCAGCGACAGCACAGCGCGGCGCCACGATGCGGTCACGAACTCAACCGGGCCCACCAGCGCGATAGATGAGCCTTTGGCGCGCGACTGGCTTCCGCTCATCGGCGGCCCGTCCGGGTTGACCAAACGTTGCTTATCCTTGTCGAATACCTTTTTCCGGCCCCGGCTGCGCGCCGTAGCGGTGAATTGCGCATTCTCGGCGAAAGCTACCAACTGCCCTTTTGTCGCCCCGCTCAGATCTGCGGTCGCCACAATGAGCTGCTGACGTACGTATTCCAGTTGCTGATTGTTCATGCGGCTTCCTTCTTCGGCTGGTTGNTTTTGGTCTGGCTGTGCTTTGCTACTGGCGGCAGGTTGGCGCGCTTAACGCTTTCGGCCTGGTATCTGGCTATCTGGTCACTGGTCATCAAATCGCCCTCGGCCTAGTTACGCACACAGAAATTCGGTAATGCTCACCTGCATCAAATACGAATCCTTTTGCGTAAGTGGATAGCCCATCAGATACCGTCTTCCTTGCTAGCCTGTCAGCCGCGTGTTGTGCCTGCCTCTTGCTCATCCTGATAGCGTTAAAATCGGCGTCCGTCAGCGGGCCACCTATGCCGAAAACTGGCTTTATCATGCTGCCTCCTGTTGACGGGCGCGGCGCTTCTCCAGCGCGCGGGCTTTACGGGTGAAAATGGATTTGATGCGTTGCAGGTATTTGATGTCGAACCGGCGGACGGAGTTATCGTTGTTTATCGCCTCAACTTTTTCGGCACCGATGCGCTCGATAAGGCCCTGTTCAAATGCCTTTTGCGCGCCGTCCCGATCCCGGTTGCAATAGACACACTGGGCAGCGGTATTGTGAAGGTTGAAAGCCAGATGCGCGGCAGCGCCACGGGTGCGATAGTGTCCGCAGTCCATGGTTCCGCCAAACTTCTGCTCTGGCAGCCTGCCGCAGCTGATGCACGGCTTACCTGCATCCCTCAGACGGACGTACCGGTTGAATGCCGCCTGCGCTTCCGATCTCCACTGCGGTTTCGTTTTTAGCGCCACCTTTCTCGCTTTCAGATCCCGGCGTTCCGCGCGCTCTTTCTCTTTGCGCTCCTTGATGCGCTTAGCCGCGGCCTTCACCTTCTCCTTTTCACGCTCTTCCATTGCGAGGATTGCGCCATGTTCCGGGCAGCACCAGCGGATCCGGATNTCGTGGAATTTCGGCACGAAGTATTCACCGCATACTTTGCACTTACGTCGGGATGGTTTACGCATGATTTCTCCTCGCCGCGAGACGCAGCCATTTCTGATCAACCAGGCGGGCGGTATAGTCTTTCAGGGTCTGGATGTCGGACGGCTTAACCGCAGCCTTACGCTGGCGGCGCGCCGGAACGCGGAAGATTTCNTTNGTGATNACGCGGGAAAGTGGNNTANNCATTGCGCTCACCCCAGCGTTTAGCCCATTCAATTTCAAGGCGAGATTTTTCGCTGAACTTGACGTTCTGCTGAGTGCCAAACCAGTAGATAGCCTCAATGACTTCGACCATCTGGCGGACAGTCATCTTACTGGTGCGCTGACCGAACATCACAACGCCACCATCAAGGCCGGGTGCCATGCGCTGCTCTTGCTTTTTGGACTTGGCGACCATAGCGGTGATCAGGTCTTTCCAGTCGTCTGAATCGTACTTATTGCCAAACCACGTAACCTGGTCGGAGAGGTCTTTAAGCAGCGGCCACATTTTTTTGTTCTGATCGAGGGTGCGGGTCATTTCCTTGATATCGAGAACCAACGGGCGCTTGGCATCCACCGGTAGCTCCCGGATGAAGTTGATAGCGTTTTGCTTGATGGCGTCGTTGACGAGGTGGAATTGCTGCTTCATACGCCACCTCCGAGAGGTAACGCAGAATGCAGAAAATCGCAGGTGCATTTCTGCATCTGTGACAAGGTGAGGAGTTCAGATTGTGGTCGCATTTAAGTCCCCTTAAATGCGCAGAAGTCGCAACCGGGTGTTCAGGCCGACTGCGACTTAATTATACATCACTTTTGAAAAATGATTATCAAGAATCACTCTAACTTCGGCGCTGCGGCTATCATCGCTGCCCAGCACAATTTTGCCCGATGCGCCGCCTGCTGACATCCGCTCATGGCGTCGTATGCTTCCCATACCTCCGCATCGCTAAAGAACTCGTATGGCTCAGACTCAAAACCTTCGACGATCATGTGTTCTGTAGGCTCAACCGGCACCAGTTTCCAACCATCCGGAATCACCGGAGAGTTGCAATCGGCTAACTTCCTGTTCAGCTCCAAAGCCACCATAGCGATGGTCGATGTAGTCAGTGAATGCATGTGTGGATTGCTTGCCACAGCCTCCAGCCACACGACATCGTTGAGGCGGTCGAAGTCGAAATCATCTGGCAACTTGTAAGCCGTCGTTACAGGTTCAACCATATTGTTGGAGTCACCGGAATGGTCAACCATAGCGAGCTTATCCTCGGTATGGTTGGTTATCGCTTCCTGAAAGCGTTCAAGCTCCACGTACTCCTGGCATGACCAACCGCCATCAATAAAATCGCGAGCTTCAACAGCGTCGAAAGTGAACGATGTTTCACCGCCNGTTGGNGAGGTTANGCCGTACAGGTCTGCTACCGGCTTAAACTGTGTGGCTGGAATATTTTCNGGAATATTTTGNNGTTCGNTTTGTGGTNGNTCGGCACCCTGAAGCATGGCGGCGCGGCAGGCTATCCACGCCTCCCATCGTGCCTGTGTAGCTTCATCAGCGTAACCAATACCGTATTTGTGCAGGTTAAATCCATGTTCTGACTCACGCTCAGAAGCTTCGAATCGAAGGCGTAATGTATCTAAATCAGTTAGCATCACTTTTCTCCTTTGGCTGCTCGGTCTATGCGTTCAATTTCCGCGAGGATTAACGCGCCCGCTTTAACAAGATCGCGGCGCTGGCCGGACTGTTTCCACCACTCACGCGACCACGGCCAGTGAGCTGGCAAAGAAAAGCCCTGGTGATTTGCAAACATCGCATAACACGCCGCCGCCTCTGCCATTTCCCCTTCTGCGTGTTCGTCGTCGTGTTCGGGTGTCCAGCCCTCAACAGATTGCTGGCGTTGACGCTCTGAAATCACTGACTGAACTGCATTGGATAGAGATTTCACACCCTGCGCCCGAACTTCAGCCAGGAAAGCGTCGGTTGCCGGGGTTTTAATATCGTTAAGCGCATCAGTGAATCCTCCGCGCTCCATGCCTAATTCAGCTTCGTAATCAGCATCGAATGCAGCGTCTTTGCAGAACTTCATCAATCCCGCATTCTCCGCAGACAGCTCCGCGCATCGGGCTTCAAGTTCGGATAATCTGTCACTGCATTCCGCCAGCACCATATCAACATCGGTATCAAGTGGAGGAACATGCATGCTGGCGCGGCCTTTGGTGAAGTCCTCAAGTGCCTTTTCGATTCGTTCTTTCAGTGCTGGCTGTGTATTATTTTTCACGCTCTCACCCCGTATACGCTTAAAATTCTCTTCATAGCCGCGCTATTTCGGCACTCCTGGCAGATCACGTTCGTGTCCGTCCGCTGAATTAACTTCGTCTTACCCTGCTTCATGCCCGGTATCGTGTCAGGCGCGAAGCGCATGCCGTAAATGGTCAGGCTGTACAGGCGCTGGCCGTATTTTCCTTCGCAGCTGATCAGACCGTCGGCCAGCAGCGTGCTAATCGTCCCGGATATCTTTTTGGTGTCCATGCCGATAAGCGCTGCCAGCTTGGCGTTGTTCAGCCCTGGGTTATTGCGCAGGGCTGCCAGCACCTGCTCACGGATTGTTATGGTCATGCAGCCCCCTTGGAACGGTAAGAATCCCAGGTGAATGACAGCGTGCACCCGCCGCCATCGCTCATGCGGTCAATAACGCGCTCACTCACGAACGCCGCCAGTTCTTCTTTGGTCTGGTTGCTGATCAGAATGGTCGGCTTCATCCTCTCGTACCGGGTGTTGATGATTTCGAACATAATCAGCTTCTCGGCCTCGCTGCCGAACTGGACGCCAACCTCATCGATGATCAACAGGTCCGGAGTGGTGAAGTGCGAAATAACGTCGTTCTCGCAGCGCGTCGCTGTTTTCGACCACGTTGATTTGAACTCACGGGCAATCTTCAGCGCTGTGGTGAAAATTACCGGGCTCTGGTGGTTCTCGATGACGTAGCGGGCGATGGCCAGGGCGAGGTGGTTTTTACCGGTTCCAGGCTTCCCTTCATTGGTAACGGCTGGCTAATGCCATGGGGTGAAGTAGTCAGCAATCCATTAAAGGCGCAGCGGATCGCTGAGGAATATCGGGAAAGGCAGGAGGCGGCATGACTGATTACACCGGCAGCAACACCACAGCGGATCAGCGCGACCTATGGCGCACTCCACCCGCCCTTTTCGCCTCCCTTGATGCTGAGTTTTGCTTTCAACTGGATGCCGCCGCGGCGCCGCATAACACGCTGTGCCGGAAGTTCATCACCGCCGAGCAGAATACGCTGGAAACGCCCTGGGTTGATTACCTGAGCATTCCGGGCTACGTCTGGCTGAATCCGCCATACAGCGACATCACGCCGTTCGTTAAGAAGGCCGCTGCCGAGAGCGCCAATCAGATCGGCACGGTCATGCTGGTTCCGGCAGACACATCGGTTGGCTGGTTCAAAGAGGCTATCCAGACCGCCAGTGAAGTTCGCTTCATCACCGCCGGGCGGCTTGCATTTATCAACCCGGTCACCGGTAAGCCGGTAAGCGGCAACAACAAAGGGTCGATGCTCATCATCTGGCGACCGTACCCGCGTACACACTGCTACTTCGCAACTGTGGACCGGGACGAACTGATGGCTTTCGGGGCGAAACTTCTCGCCCGCCGGGAGGCCGCATGACGCCAGCAGCTTATTACAACGAAATCGACCCGTTCGCTGCTCAGTGGCTGCGTAACCTGATCGCCGGCGGTCATATTGCACCTGGCGAAGTTGATGAAAGGAGTATTGAAGATGTCACACCTGACGACCTGCGAGGATTCACTCAGTGCCACTTCTTCGCCGGAATTGGCGTCTGGTCTCATTCCCTGCGTCTCGCCGGATGGCCTGACGATAAACCAGTCTGGACCGGTTCCTGCCCGTGCCAACCTTTCAGCGCGGCAGGCAAAGGAGATGGGTTTGCTGACGAGCGGCACCTTTGGCCCCACTTCTTCCACCTCATCAGCGAGCGCAGACCTGAGCATGTCTTTGGCGAACAGGTTGCAGCAGGTAACGCAAACGCATGGTTCGACCTTGTACAAGCTGACCTGGAAGGAATGGGATACGCCTTCGGGTTTGTGCCGTTTGCGGCAGCGGGCGTCGGTGCGCCGCACATCAGAGAGCGGGCCTACTGGGTGGCCCACGCCCACAGCCAGATCGACGACCGGCGCAGGGACGTCCGGGCGAATGGGTGGAATGAACATTCAGACGGCAGTCACTTTAACGGGTTGGCAGACGCCGGTGGCCAACGACGCGAACGGATCAACTCATTGCTACAGCCGGAAGAATCCGGACGGATCGCCCAAGGTGTGCCTGAAACTGCCTGGATCGGTGCTTCTGACGGGGTGGCCAACGCCGACTGCCTCAAACAACGACCGCAGCCCCTCAGTAGATCGCGCAATGAGTATGTGGCGACCGGACGGAAGCAAAGCTCAGCAGAGGCTTCAGGATTTTGCGGGCATATGCGGGCCCTTGAGGTTAACGGTTTTTGGCGAGATGCGGACTGGCTCTTTTGTCGAGATGGCAAATGGCGTCCAGTTGAACCCGGCACATTCCCGCTGGTTGATGGGGCTTCCGCGCGCCTGGGACGAGTCGAGCCCGGGGTGGCAAGAGTGGCAAGCAGCAACCGCGTCGGCCGACTCAGAGGCTACGGCAATGCCATAAACGCACAGGCCGCGGCTGAATTCATCCGCGCTTATATGGAGGGTTTATGACGCCAGCAAATGAAAACGCCATCCGCTCCGCCTGCCGCCGCTGCACCGAGGAAATACAGCAGGCCATGCGCAAGAAGCCAAAGCCTAACTGGAACGAAACAGTGCCTCCCATCATCAACAAGCATCACAAGAAAATTGAAGCCCTGGGAGTTAGTCTCCTGGAGTTCGTCGTCAAAACTGGCCGCCTTAACGGGCGGTTTGGAGCCGAACAATGACAACAGAATTTAAAGCGTTACCCGTAGAACGCAACCAATACGGTTACTGGACTCACCCGCTTTACGATGAGTTTTGCGATGGCCGCGAATCCATTTCGCCCATTGAGTTCAACGCATGGCTGGAGAAGAACGGCCTCGAGTGGAAAGTGGAGTACCGCGATGAGGATGACGTCGATCCCGATGTGGACGGTTATGACATCTCAGCGTGGCAGCCCGAACCCCCAGCCGGTGATGGTTGGTTTGTAGGGTCGATTCACGACACTGAAGACGGAGCTGTATGCATCTGGCTGCGGCACGTTGGCGGTGCGGCATGAACCGAGCCTCTCCCGTTGATTTGAGAAAAAGCCTCGAAATTGCCAATAACCTCGCGCACATCGGGATTCGCTTTGTGCCGATCCCGGTGGCGACCGAGGAAGAATTCCAGACGCTGGCCGCCGAGCTATCTCGACGGCTTGAGCAGATGGCTGTCGAAGCCGAGAAGAATGAAGGCGGTGCCGCATGAAGGCACTAATCACCAGGGAGCTTAAGGCTCCCTTTTTATTGCTGGCGTTCACCTTCAACCGAATTAACCGACAGTTCCGGGAGCATTGACCATGGCTCGCTACAAGTTCACAAACCGTAAGGCTCGCATTGAGAAGAAGTTCAGTAAATCAGCGATGGAGCTGCTTATTCAACTAAGGCCAAGAAGCATTAACGCCGAAGATTTCACCCTTGAGTATGGCGATTTCGAAGGCCGTCATGGAACTGTGTATCACGACGAATGGCACCTTTGGGGCTCCCCTGATTACTGGACTGGCGAGCGCGATAGTTACGATGCCTTTTTCGTGCTCCACGACCATTTAATTATGCTGACGCACGACCATGAAGGCGAGATGGATGCTCGCAATAAAGCTGGCTGGGACGCTGAAATTGACATTACACCTTACTGCTCTCCATGGCGGCTTGGCATCGTCAACCGCGCTCAAATCATTAGGCATTGCCGACAGCTTGTTTCTGCTGGCATCAACTGGGACGCATAACATGGCCGATATCATCGATACCGCAGCAGAGATTGAAGAGCTTCAGCGTAACGCTGCCCTTTCCGCTCGCCGCATCAACCGCAACGCCGTGTCAGCTGAGCTTTGTGAAGAATGCGACGAACCAATTCCCGAGCCGCGGCGCGCTGCCGTTCCCGGCTGCCAGACATGCGCCAGTTGCCAAGCTGACCTGGAGCTTATACGCAAGCAAAGGGGGTCTTGATGGATTACACCAAACTTAGTGACGGTGAAATCAGCGTCAGGCTCGCATATTTCCTGAAGCCAAAGTACAGCGCCACCATCCATCCGCATGAAAATACCGGTGCCAATTTGTCGTGGAACTGGTTTAACACGGTACAGAACACCGCCTGGTTTCCGTTACGTCGCGCCGAAGAGCTCTACCCTGCAATGAAGAAGCATCGAATCGGCCTCATCCCATCAGGCAAAACCGTTTGGACGGCAACACACGAATCGGGCATCACCTCTACTCACCGGAACCCTCTGCGTGCGGTCGCGGTAGTTTTCCTCATGCTGCAGGAGCAACAAATAGATGCAGGAGCCGCGAAAAAGCGCAGGAGTAGCAAAAAAGTGCAGGTGATGCAGGAAACGCAGGAGTGAACCAATGTTCAGGATAATCCAGCCTAATACCTGGTACGCCGATCCCCACGGCGCGCCATGCAAAATCCTCCGCGCTACCCACGAAGTCATCCACTACATCCGCAACGGTCGCACCTGCATTGCCAGCATGGGCCGCTTTCAGCATGAATTCGAACCGCTAACCAAAGCACAGGCCGAGCGGATCGCCGAAGAAATCGAAACAGCAGCGCACCTGAAGAAGCTGCGCGCCCAGCGTGCAGCATGAGGAGAGATTATGTCAGATTTGGCAATGAAGGTTTTGCAGTGGCAGGCAACAGGGGATATCGGTGTGAGTAGTGCAACCATGGCTTCTATTGCATTAGGAATGAAGGAATCATTCTATGGCCGTCGCTTTGATGCACCTTACGACCCGTCAGACATGCTGCGCTGCATGCAGCTACTGGAAGCCATCCCGGAGATTCGCGAACACTTCCCAGCTATAGCCAACAACGTTCCTGCTTTCAAAGGGATAATTGAACACTGGGATTCATTGGTTGATTCGATGAACCGAGAGTGCGTGGGCGATAACTGGAGGGCACCAGATTCTTACCGAATGATTAAAACGTTAAGAGGTGATGAAGATACTCATCTGATTATCCGGTGCAATTGACGCAACTGATAGCCAGTTATGAGCTGGCTATTGGGTGCGAAAGCACTGCAACGTCATCCCTTTTGCCCTCCACTGTGAGGGCATTCTTTTTGGGAGTTCACCATGCATTCAAACCCCATGACCTGGCTCATCGCCGCACTTATGGTGCTCGGCGCTCTCATCTCATTTCTTCACGAACCGGAAGGTGTGCAATGGCTGCTTTTAATGTGGGCGCAATAGTCCAGAAGAAGACCGGCGGACTGACGGGGATAGTCGAAACCCTACTGGAGCCGGAAAACGATAAGGCCCGAGTTTATGTCGCATGGGACGGCGGCACTTATCAGATCCATTACGAATACGAATTGCGCGCGGCCACGCCAGACCAGCCGCAGTTTTATAAAACGATGTCATAGGAGCGATCATGAGCGAAATTATTCAAATCGTGCCCAGCGAGTGGGTGACAGAAGACCTGCTTGTGAAGATGACAGGGCTCCGCCCGGGAACGATAGCGCGGGCCAGAAAAACAAGCTGGCTCTGCGGTAGGGAGTACGTCCATATGTCTCCTGACAGTATCCCAAAGGAAAACAGCGAGTGCCTGTATAACCACAAAGCGATCGACCAGTGGGTTGAGAGCCTCAAAAAGAAACAGCCGGGTGCGCGCCAATGAAGATCCGTTTATGCTTAGCGGGCTCTTGGACGTCAGGAGGGAATAATGGCTAAGTCAGCATACCCAACAGGCGTGGAGAACCATGGCGGTACGCTCCGCATATGGTTCATCTATAAAGGCAGCCGTGTGCGTGAAAGCCTCGGCGTGCCGGATACACCAAAAAATAGAAAGGTCGCTGGCGAGCTGCGCGCGGCGGTGTGCTTTTCGATTAAAACTGGAAACTTCAATTACGCTGCCCAGTTCCCGGACTCACCGAACCTGAGAAGATTTGGGGTGGAGAGTAAGGAAATCACCGTGCTGGAGCTGGCGAACAAGTGGCTTGAGCTGAAACGCATGGAGATCAGCACCAACGCGATGTCTCGCTATTCATCTATAGCGCGCAACATGGTGCCAAGGATCGGCGGAGACAGGCTGGTGTCTGCGGTGACGCAGGAAGACCTGCTGTTTATAAGGAAGGAATTGCTGACCGGTTATCACACACTGAAGGCAGGACAGAAAACGCCGGTTCAAGGCCGCTCCGTCAGAACTGTCAACAACTACATGAAGATCATGGGCGGGATGTTTAAGTTTGCCGCTGACAGCGGGTATGTCAGGGTGAACCCGTTCACCGGCATAGCCATGCTTAAGCGGTCACGTTGCGAGCCTGACCCGCTGACGCGCGAGGAGTTTGTCAGGATGATTAACGCCTGCGCCCACCAGCAGCTGAAAAACATGTGGTCGCTGGCCGTGTACACCGGTGTGCGCCACGGCGAACTTGTGTCGCTGGCATGGGAAGATATCGACCTTAAAGCGGGTACGATGATGATCCGCCGGAACCACACGTTAACGAAGGAGTTCACCCTTCCGAAAACGGAGGCCGGGACGGACCGCATCATCAACCTCATTCAGCCGGCTATAGACGTGCTGAAGAGCCAGGCCGAATTAACACGCCTGGGTAAGCAGTATCAGGTTGAGGTGAAACTGCGCGAGTATGGTCGTACTGATGTGCATCCGTGCACGTTCGTGTTCAACCCGCAGATCGCATCACGTAATGGCCGTGCCGGGCATCATTACGCGGTGGGGTCAATAAACCAGTCGTGGGAAGCAGCAATGCGACGCGCCGGGATTCGCTATCGCAGAGCATACCAGTCCCGACACACGTATGCATGCTGGTCGTTGGCTGCCGGTGCTAACCCGAACTTCATCGCGAAGCAAATGGGCCATACCGACGCGCAAATGGTTTACCGGGTGTACGGATCCTGGATGGCTGAAAATAACCAGGACCAGGTACTCATCCTCAACCAGAAATTGAGTGAGTTTGCCCCGTCCATGCCCCACGCTGTGGGATCTGATGGGTATTAATAATAAATATCATTAGGTTAGATAACCTAAACCTGCATGCCCATGATGTCCTGATACGCAGACACCAGCTTATTACGCACCTGGATCCCCATTTGCAGGGAGACCGATGCTTTTTGCAAATCGGTCATCACATCGTTTAGCGCCACGCCCGGCTCACCGAGGGTGAACTTTTCCGCCTGCGTACGCGCAGCGGTCTGGGTATCGCTGATACGGTCAAGAGCGGCGTGCAGTTGCCCCGCAAAGCTGATGGCCGGCTG